GTAATAGTTCATGATAATTGGCTTATAGAGTATGAGTTTTTGTTTCATATAATCAACAGACATTCTGCCTTTAATAAATGGAATACTAATGATGTAAAAGCTGAAGTAATCTTCTTAACTCACAATGAAGATAAACATAAATATAATCTAGCTAATAAACTTCCAGGAGAAGAACTATTATGGGTACCTAAATTACAGGAAGGGAAAGTATCACAGTATGGTGGATCAAATCTTAGATATGAACACAAAAGAAAAGCTGAGTATATTAAAAAATGGACTAAATTACATGATGAACATATTCCTTGGAATACAATCCGTTATATATTTTAATTATGATAAAAATATTTAGAGACAAAAAGATTACAAGCCTAATTGAAAATATATGCCATGAACATCATATGGTATGTAAAGTAGAAGATAGTAATATGGGGTATCTATGGTATATGTATACCCATGGTACTAAAAAAGGAGAATTTAGACCATTTATATTTTTATCCGAAGTAAACTTATTAGTAAAGACAGGATATCTTACTGAAGAAGAGAAAAATAATCTCATCAATATGTTAAATAGTAATGATGAAGACAATGCTCATCTTACTGCATATTCTATAATTACTTTAAGAAATCAGAGGATAAAAGATATGGGACTATGGACTCTTGAGAATGAAAACTATAAGGATATTAACTACACTAAAGATGTAATTAGTCCTGAAACATTTATGAATAAACCTTAAAACATGGAAGAAAAATTTATAACTGTTACCTTAAAAGAAGATCAAACACTTACTGATTGGGTTAGGGAAACATTAAAAAGTAAACTATCTAGAAGATACAAGATAGTTCACATAGCAGAAGATGCCGGTATAGACAAATTTCAAGTTTACAGGTTTATGTATGGGAAAGAAGTTACAGGTAAATTTTATGATAAGATTTTTAAATACTTAACAGAAACAAAAAATGAGTGAACAAGAATTAATTGATCTTGATTTTGATAAAGTCACTATAACTCATAGTGAAAGTAACAATGGTTATGATTATTATTATTATCAAAAAGAACTTTGTAGTGGTTTAGTCCTACATAGTACAGATAGTATTGATATGAAAGATGACTATTGGGTGTTAAAATCATTTGAGATACCTGCTGTAGAGATAAAAACCAAAGATCACTATATGCAGTTTTTAGAAGTAATGAATAATATAATTTGTTAATTATGTTTAGTGGTAAGTTTATAAAAAACAAGGGTAAATTGACATTTGCTAATCCTAAAGATAAGTTAGCTTATGAAATTTTTGTAGATAAAATACCAGATGGTCAAATAGTAGATATGTATATTGATCTTGCTAGTGCAGATCATAGTAAAGCACAACTTGCAAAAGTACATGCTTGTATTAGAGAATTAGCAAAAGAGTCTGGATATACTTTTGATGAGATGAAACTTGTGGTAAAACAAGCATCAGGACTTGAAGACAAGTCCTTTGCAGATTGTAGTAAAGATGATCTTATGTTAGCTATAGAAGCTTGTATACAGATAGGTAGAGATCAGTTTAATCTTTCTCTGGGGTAGGTGAAACATATCCTTCATCACCAGGAACTAAAATTTCCTTTTCTGTATATAGTTTCAATTCAGTAGCCTGTCTTTCTATTTCAGCAATCATAAGAATGATGGTATAAAATGCTTTTTCCATATCATCCATATCTTCATATTTTTTAGTTGTAAGATTGGTAATATAGTCTTCACCTTTTTCTTCAATATTTATTTGTTGAAGAAGAGTTACAGAAGCAGCTTTAGCCATCAAATAGAAACTTTTATTGACTTTAATATCTAATATCACATCGTCATTTAGTTCTTTAACTTTTATCATTGTATTAATTTTAAACAAAAATAAACAAAAAATGGATTTAGAAGAAATTAAACAAAAAATGTTTGATAAACTTGAACCCAGTGGTTGGAACAGAGTTTTTAAATCTTTTATATTTAGTTCTGAGTTTGATGATATACTTACTAAGTTGTATACACTCAGTCAAGATGATAAAAGATTTACTCCACCATTAAAACAAGTATTTAGGGCCTTTGAAGAATGTCCATATGGTAAACTACAAGTTGTGTTTATTGGTCAGGATCCTTATCCACAGTTAGGTGTAGCAGATGGTATATCATTTAGTTGTAGTAATACGGGTAAATTACAACCTAGTCTTAGATATGTACTAGATGAAGTAAACAGAACAGTATATAATGGTCATCCTGGGTCTATAGATCCAGATTTAACTAGATGGGCTAATCAAGGTGTGCTTATGCTTAACACAGCCCTTACAACTGAAGTAGGTAAAATTGGTAGTCATTATGATATATGGAAACCTTTTACTGCATACTTGTTAGATTGGTTAAATAATTATAATCCGGGATTAATTTATGTATACATGGGTAAAAAAGCTGAAGAATGGTCTGAACTTATTACTAACACTGAGTATAAGTTTACTGTTAAACATCCTGCTTCTGCTGCTTATAATGGCTCTAAATGGGATAGTAATGATATATTTACTAAAATATCTTCAATAGTAAATAATACAAGTGGTAATATAATAACGTGGTAATATGAAAGAAATTTTTCTAAAAGTAATTGAACAAGGTTTAACACCTAATTCATTCTATGTTTTGTACTGTATCAAAGAAAAAATAGTACCTCACGACTCAGTTAATAAAGCAATTGAGTGCAAAAGACTGCAACGTGATGCATGGGTATCAGAATCCTTGGAATTAACAGATAAAAGTATTATCTTTATGGCAGAAATTGATGGATATTTTAAGAAATCCAAAAAGAAAACTTCTAAAGATTTAATGGGGCAGAATTTCATGCAAAATATAGAGGCATATGTACACATATTTCCTAATAAGAAACTATCCTCTGGAAAATATGCAAGAGTTCCAGCTAAAAATCTTGAGAATGCATTTAGATGGTTCTTTGATAACTTCAATTATGATTGGGAAACTATATTTTTAGCAACACAAAAGTATGTACTAGAATATGAATCTTCAAACTATCAATTCATGAGAAATTCTCAATACTTTTTGAGAAAACAAAATGTAGATAAAAGTTGGGATTCTGATTTAGCAACTTATTGTGAATACCTAAATAATAATCCTGATGAAGATAACAATGTATTTAGTGAGTTAATTGTATAATTTAAATTTTAAAAGTTTATGGAAAAAAAACTGTTTAATGGTGCACGACACCTGTTACCTGTAAGTGAGAGACAGAGTCTTGAAAAAGGTCTTGTTAAAATGAAAGCAAAAAGAGAAGGTAAAATACCTGCATTAGTAACTGCTTGGCCAAAATTTAATGATGCCTTTTGTGATGGACTTGAGTGGAGAACTATAACTGTTGTAGGTGCTAGACCTGGTACAGGTAAGACTCTTTTTATGGAGCAGGTGGTTTCTGATATTATTGAAAAGAATCCAGATCAGAAATTTAGAGTACTTAAATTTCAAATGGAAATGGTTGATGAAACAAGTGCAATTAGGAAGTTTGGTCTGATTACAGGTGCTGATTACAATACATTAATGAGTAAGGATGGAAAGTTAGTTGACAAAAAATTATTTGAGAAGTGTGTAGAATACTACAAATCAACTATAAATAATGATTTAATTAATGTCATCTACGATACATGTACTGTCAGTGAAATGTGTGCTACAATTCATTATGAGTTGGAAAGATACAAGAACGAAGATGGTACTTATCCAAACATGCTTGTTACAATAGATCACTCTGCTCTATTTAAAAATGATATAGGACAGAAAGACAAATTTGAAATGTTGGGTGCATTAGGTGAAGCCTTGACCTATATGAAGAAAAACTACCCTGTAGCATTTGTTGTCCTAAGTCAGTTGAATAGAAACATAGATGATACTAAAAGACAAGTAGAAGCCAATTACGGTAATTATGTATTAGATTCTGACATTTATGGTTCTGATGCTTTATTACAACATGCTGATGTAGTTATTGGTATTAATAAACCTTCTATAAGAAAAATAAAGAAATATGGTCCT